CAAATGGCGATTAACCATTTATATCATATTTTATTGTTTAATCCACTAAGTAACCCTTTTTGTTGAAGTAATAATCTGCCATATCAATTCTTACCTCTCTATCCCTCGGATAGTAGCCGGACGCATCCTCAAACCATGATCCCTTGCTGTTGCTGTGCCACTCTCCTCGATTTCCGTACCTCTGTACGCCGTCCATGTCAAGGTACAGGCCGTCTATCCACTCGCCCCTTGCCATATGACCATCAGGATAGAAATAATACTGATCCGGGCCTATCTGCGTCCACTCTGTACACATCACACCATCCGGGCCCATGTAGTAATAGTCCCCTTTATACATCTCCCAATGGTTGGTGGTCATCTTTCCGCTGTCATCGTAGAAGTACCACTTGCCGTCCTTCTTTATCCATCCGAAATACTTAGGCTCGTCAATGTATCGCTCACCCTTGTAATCGCCACAGCTCCATCCTCGATCATGCTGCACCCATGTGTTGCCCTCGGAATCCGCATGTAACCCGATGCAGACAATCTTCTCGCCCTTTGTCAATTCGGCGATCTTAGCAAAGGACGATCCTGCGCCACTGCGGATGTTTAGCAGGTCTGTACATACAACCTCATAGGTGTTGTTGACTTTGTATCCGTCAAGCTCTGTCGGATCGGGCTCAACCTCGTCATATACAGGATAGCCATAGTCTAAGATGTCGCTGTTACTCCGGGAATACTGTCCTGCCTTAACGCCTGTAAGCCCCTTGCCAACAGTGCAGTTTCCCTCATAAGTATAGATCATCTTCTCCGTAACCTTATACACAAAGCCGATATGCCGGGGCAAAGGAAGTTGACCAAAGTATACTGCACATCCTACTTTTGGAATACTGCCTACTCTGCCGATGCTCTTAAGGTAGTTCCGGGAATAGCTTACTCCGGCCCCACAGGAGTGTTTTGGACGGTTCAGCATCTTCCGGGCCTTCTCAACGCCAAATGTCTTAATGAAACACCAATCAAAGTAGATGGTACACCAATCGCCGCCGTTCTTACGGGTGTTGTACCACTCCCAGTCATCCATGTGGGCATCTATCTCCTCAGCGTACTTGTTCCGCTTGTTCTCACAGGAGTAGCCCACCTGACCCTTGTGGGTTTCAATTAGCCTTTCTATCTGTCCCATCACCGTCCTCCTTTCCCTTGTTCTTAGCGTCCACAAGCCCCTCGCCGACAATGTAAGCCACTACCGTACCACCTGCCATAATCAGAGCCACCACCTGAGCGGCTTCTGACTCTGACTTTCCAAAGTAGATCAGGAGCATTGATACGAAAGTCGCAATTGCCATCCAAAACTTGCGAGACGTAAGCTTTCTCTTCCAATCCATTGTGTAAACCTCCTTAATTTGAATATGATTTTAATAGACTTTATGGTACAATTAAAAAAAACAGAAAGGATATATTAACCATGACAGATAAACATGCGCATCAAGTTCTTGAATACATTCAAAAGGCAATCCCAAGTGCTAAGATAGTTCCACGTACCAAGCGTCAGCGTGGATTTAACGAGGGACTTGACCACGCACTTGAAATTGTCCAAAGATATATAAAGGATTTTGAATCATTAGAGAAGGACGGATATCCGTTTTAGAGTGTGTAACTATCCAACCTTGCTCTCAAGATCATCTATCCTGTGGTTGGCAACCTTGATCTGCTCTTCCAACACCGGGATTCTCTCTGCGAAAGAGTTATGCTTATCAACTTTCCGCTCAAGCTGTTCAATTCTGTAGCTCATGAGCTTCATACCGGAGTATGATCCAATTACCGTACCTATAAGAGACAGCACTCCTACGATTACTGTGCCCCAATCCATATAGTTATCCTCCTAACTCTTGTAGTTGTACGATGGTAAGGAGTTTGGAGCATATGCTCCTATACGTGTAAACCGTACAACTCCAGTTACTGTGTTAAAACTTACTATTGTTACCGCCTGCTCTGATGCCGTGCCCGGTGTCCTTGTCGGGTAGTCATAGATAGACGGGTAATACTCCCGGTCATCTATGCAATCACATAAGAGAGTTATCTGCCGGAAAGCACTGTCTATTGAGGTTATGCGGTCAATGTGCTGATGGCCGCAGAAATATCCTACTACATGCCCGTTACACAGTTCTATGGCGTTGCATATATCCTGCGCATTGGCAGAGCCGCCTGTGACTACGCTTGTATCTGGATCAATGTCACAGTGGCCGATAACCACAAGGCTCCATGTGGAGTCCGGGAGTGTTACGTGTTGTCTTATCCATGCAATCTGAGTAGCTGACATCGTAACATGGTTAGTCTCAGACTCTGAGGTATTGATGACCATGTAGCGTATCTTTTTTAGGGCGTTGTCAAAGTAGTAGTAGTATGATGTCGGCACTCCCTCTACGTCCTTGTTGGAAAGAAAGACATTGTAGCACCTCTGCACCTGCTCCAGGTCAAAGTCACTCCATCCTATCCTGTCATGGTTGCCCAGGGCAAAGTACACACTGCCCCGGCAACTGATCAGCTTATCCGCATACACCTCAAACTGTGATCCGTCTCCCCAAAGTCCCACAGAGCAATCGCCTAACCAAAAGGCTTTAGCTGATGTCCTCTGGACTATCTCTCTTATGATGTCTTGAGAGTGGTTCTCGTTCCAATCGTCATGAGTATCGGTTACAACTACGAAGCTATCCCACTCACTACCAAGGTCATTGATAGCTTCCACTGCTGACCGTGTAACATCCTCGTAGTAAGGCTCTACGTCATAGTGAGTGGGAGTAGGCTGAGGGTCGGGATCATCCTCCCCAAAGGTTATCCTATACGTTATCTTCATGGACTTCTCGCTCGTCTTAGTGACCGGGCTTGCCAAGTTGTTGATAGATGCTATATAGCTTTGGTCTCTGTATAAGTTAACTCCTGTAGTACGTATCAGTGGGCTTGTTGTAGCGTACAAGTTGCCTGATGTGTTGGTGTTTGCATTGGTGGGATAGCAAGCCCCTGCTTCCGCATCCACCACTACAGGGTAGTTGCCCGATGTGAGTATCTTGCCATCTCCCGTGCCTCGGTGGAGTAGCCATCCGACAGCCCCTATATAGGTATCCCACCTCGACACAAAAGCCTCCGAACGGTTTGAACCGTAGGGATTGGATATCTTGCTCATGGCGTTGGTCTGACGGTTCCAGATGTAGACATACGTGGAGTCTATACTGATGCTGTTCTGATTAACGTTATATGCGTTTATGAAAAAGCAATATTTCCCGTCAAAGTGTGCCGCCTGAAGACCGTAAAGCTCATCCCCTGAGGTGTTGGTTACCTGCACTTTAGTGAGCGTGCCTGATGGTGATAGTGTCCAAAGATACTGTGTCCATCCATCGCCCCATACTGCATGATCAAACTGCACGTTCCACAGGAGCAAATTGTTGCCTAAAGGCTGAGTATGGAGCGTTGCCGCCTTGATATCCTCGTCAAGAGATACAACCGTCTCACTTATCATCACAGGAGCCGTAAGTGTGCCTTTGATGTTGAGTTTGGATATCGGGAGCCTGTACTTACGGAGATATCCCTTGATTACCGTCTCACCCTCTTCCTCTACGCTTTCGATTGCAAAAGAGTAGCAGGAGGAGTCAGATAAGTTGACGTTAAAGACCGTGCCCGGTATGCCACTGAGAGTTGTCACTGAGCCCTGTAGAGCCGTAAGGCTTGCTTTGGTGTTGTGGCGTGTCAGGCTTACGCTGTTACCCTCGCCAATCCATGCGTAATTCCGCCCTGCAAGGCATACACAAGCTATAGTACCGTTGCCCTGCCCTGTTGCCCACTCGTAAGTGTGGACATAAGAGCCGTCACTCTGCCACCCGTTATAAACATGAGTCTCATCGTTGGCTACCATGGTGCCCTGCTCGGTGTTGGTGTTGTTGGTATAGTCCTGAGCGGCATTGGCGATCATGTGTAGCCCTGCCGGAGCATGTACTATGGTGGCATCCTCTGAGATGTTATCATCAAAGCACATGATTCCGCCGAGCAACTGCTCAACGATGGTATTTTTATCCAAGTCGGGGTAGTTGAGAAATCCGCAATTTATAAAATACTTTCGGATTGCATTGGTGATGAGGTTATCCTCATGCACTTCCTCGACCTTGCCTGTCTTGACATCAGTGAGGACTATGTCCATGTGTCCATGTATCTCACCTATGTCGATGCCAGAGTCAAGATATGAGGCTTTGATGTTATCTTTCATCTGCTTCCTCCTCCTTTGAGGGTTCGGGGTCAACGGGTTCTTCTTCTGTTACTTCGGGTACATCCGTAATCTCTTCTATTTCCTTGCTCTCGTCCTCTTCCTTGAGTTCTGTTTCATCTTTTGATAAGTTGTCCGTCTTAGTCTCTAAAGGCTCTGAAATTGGCTCTGAAGAGGTCTTTTCTGCTTCTGTCGTGCCTTTTGAAAGCGAACGCGTTGAGGTCTTGGTGTAGCGGATGGTGATATATGCATCGTAGGTATCAGTTGCCCCCCAGTAGAGCCAGTAATATATATTATCTTCCGCAAGCCATGTGGCAGTTATTGTGTCGGAATTGATATAGGCATTGATAGCGTAGGTGGAATTTGACGTTCTGCTCACATAACTACCGTCGATTTCAATGATGTTCATTCCTGTTAATTCGGAACTCGGGATAAGCACAGTCGAGCTTGACGCACTGGAAATGTTCTGCTTTTTGATCGTCTTTTCATACAGTGTACTCCCGTCTATCCACGTTCCTACCACCTGCTCTGTAGTAGAGTAGTTATGCCCGGATGTACCACTACTACTCTCTATTAAATCTACAATAGGCTGTTGCTGTTGGGTTATGTACTCAACAGCAAGGTCTCCCGTACTGCTCTCTATGTGGGTGTAGCCGTTAAGAGATTTGACGGGGAGGTTGGTGGGGGTGACGGATGAGGTTGTGGGAGTAGCAAGAGCATATGCGACCTGTGCCCCCATTGTGGGAGTAGTGCCGGGAGCATACTCGTCACGGTCGCTTATCCACTCACCGGGAAGCGTTTCCCCTGCATAGCTGTCAATCATACCCCATTCTGTCACCACTTCCCCATTCACCACATCCTCACTTCCTCGATATATAGCAGAGGGGTAGGTGGTGGTGTGGGTGGTGGGTGCAACAAAAGGCTCAAAATCAGAACTACCACCAACATATCTAATCATCGGGTATAAAGTAGTATTAACAGTTTTGTTAGCCAAAATCTCGATATAAAACATAGCATTATCAGAAGCGTTCTGTATAACTACATCGCTATCGCTATTAGCCATCGCATAAACTGTCCACGGACTCACTCTTTGGAGAATGATAAAACTACAATTTGCTGTTGCATTTTTCATGGATAATATACATGACGAATAATCGACCATATTTTCATTTGTCATTATCCATAATCTTGTAAGGGCAGATGATGTTCCGTTTACTTTGATTCCTGTAATGTTCCAATTTGCATTAGTCTGCAAATCAAATGTGACTCCATTTAATTGATATTGATTATTCGTCCATGTTCCATCTGTATTTACCGACTTTATATCACTCACTATCATCGGCAACTTGTTCTTCCCCCTCACCTCAATCTCCCCCTCCGTATATGCCGTTATGGGGCAGATGTTGGAGTAGGGGGCAAAGGTAGAGTCTGATACTGTGGAAAGGCGTATCATGGGATAGAACATTTGATTAGATAATGATGCTCCATTACTGATGCCTATTTCTAAGTTACCATCCCAATCTGTCGAAGCTGACGTTCTATCTGCTGTACCATCTCCATCTGGTGCTTTACGGTATCCATGGTAAGCGACCCAAAAGGTGTTTAGAGACCCATTAACACTTCCGCTGTATTTAATAGACGAGCCTGCTTTTAGAATATAATTTCCACACATAAATACTATATCTGCGGTTGCATTTCCATTTGCTTTTATTCCAACAACATTCCCGTCAGCATCTGTCTGAATAGTAAATGTAACGCCAGTCTGTGTATAAGAGTTGCCACTCCAAGTACCAATAGTATTTAATGCTTTTATACCATCAACCGTCATAGGCAACTTGTTCTTCCCAGCTCCACCTACCCACGGCTTATCTTGTCCATGTAAGTCCTGTGAGCCTTGTATCTCCGTCACGCACTTAACAAGGGGAGCATTAGCTCCGTCACTTATCTCGATGGGGTTGCCCGTGGCTGTCTTAGTAACATCCACATCAGGAGCATTGGCATTTACCCAATCATCTCCATCATACTTAAGTATCTGCCCCTCTGTGGGTGTGGTAAAGCTTACATCGTTAAGGTCGGAGAGTTCGGATGCACCGCCACTACCACCTGTGGCATTGACCCACTTGCCCTCTGTAGCGTCATATGTAAGCACCTCGCCATCTGCAGGCGTGTCAAGGTCAACATCACTTAATCCGGCAAGGGTGGAAGAGCCGCCGCCACCTCCACCGTTTTCGATTTCCGCCGCAAGGGTGGTCTGTGCCCACTTGGTAGCATCCCACGGGCCTGTCACGTTATCCTCAAGGCATCTGTAAGCCCGTACCCTGTGCGTGGTAGGGTTCTCGTAGCCACGGATAGCTCCAGTGTTATACGTAGCCGTGCTGTCATACATCAGCAGACCTATCTGCCTGTCATCTGCAAGGGCTCCGTCAATGGTCTCAAAGTTACTATCAAGGTCATCCACATTAGCCCTGTCAACGCCTCTCTGAGGCAGTTTAAGGTTATAGTTATCTGAGTATCGCATAATCTCTCCTTACCAGTTAAAGTCCTCATAGAGCTCTTGCCACCCACCACTAAGGTCATATACATCGCTCCAGTAGAGATCATATACGGCCTTCTTGTTAATATACGGAGCACCGTCATAGTTATTCTCAGGTACGGGTGTAACGGCAAGCTCAACCTCTTCCACTTCGTCATCAAAGCTGAGGTTGATGTTCTCGATAATATTGACGCTTGCAGTACCATTGATGTAGTCAATCGTATTGGGTGAAGTCGCAAAGCCAAACTCAGGAAGGTTGCCCTCAAGGTTGATCCGTCCATCCCATTTATCACTTGCAACAAGTCCCTGTCCCCAGATCATTGCATGGACGTTCTGCTCATCTATCCACCCGGTTCCACCTTCAAGCTTGAGGCTGACAAGTAACTCATTTTCCGCACCGCCTTCGGTCTGGAAGTAATAAAGCAGGTGGAGTATATGATCCCCGTCTATCCATGTCTCTTTCGGGAGATACGTGATAATCTCGTTGTTGTACTCGTACTGTATCGTTGCGCTTGCTACGTCTACGGTATCTACGTCAAGGTGGACTTCAGCCTGAAATACTGCTAAAGTTTCTGAAACCGTTGCAAAGCGGATATGTACTATTTCCTCGTATGTATCCCCTACTGATATCTGCCGCCCGTTGGTAAAGGTGTAATACTGAATAGTGTTACCTTTACCTTGGTTTTTTAAGCCTACAAGAGCTTTATCTGTGGAAGATTTGACGTTGTTAAGTGCAGGATTGCTACCAAAGCCCTGTATCGTGTAGGTACCGTGGAATTGGTAGCTGTACTCCATGATGCACCCTACGGGGCTCCAATCGCCTCTCACGTTAGCTAACTCGATGACATCGCATAAGTCATATGCCGGACATGCTGCCAAATCCACGTTAAAAGGCGTGAACCGGATCGCCTGGAGCGATTCCAGGATATTCCACGCAGGATGGTTAATTGGATCTGTGCCGTAGTACTGCAGCAGTGGATTAGCTCCGAGCTCATACACAAGCCCGTCATCTGTCTCTTCCCCAATTTCA